CCTTTGACTCTCGAGCAGCTACTCGAAGAGCTTGCTTTATTGTCATTCCGATAACGTCAACCGGACGGCCGCCACTACTGCCGGAAGGTTTTGCACTTTTAGTGTAAAACTCTCCTTCAAGCTCATCCTCAATTTTTTCAATGAATTTGTTGTTGCGTACCACTGGCTCTCCGCACTCTTTACGAGCAGCATTAACCATTTCGAGCAAAGACTGGCTATCGATAGTTTTATCCGTGACAACAGATCCGCGTACTGCTAAATTATCTGTAAGCATTGATTGATACCTTTTGCTTGTTGATGTAGACCGCCAGCAGCCACTGGCGGTTTTTCTTTACTGCAAATAACGCTGATTATTTTTTACCCCTCCTTTTTTATTGCCTTTCCCCTTCATGCTCATTGTGTACATCCAGAACATGCTCATCGTCCCGTTAAGATGTTGTGCCATCTTCGGGTCGAAAACGGTAATCTGCTCTTTGGCTTCATCCCACGTGCGGCAGATAAGTTCGAGATTGTTGATGAGGTGATTGCTGTGTGCCGATTTGGCATAACCGCCTGTTTTGCGAATTGACGGTAAGACCTCTGATGTAACCCATTTACGCAACTGATGAGGGATGGAGCCATAGTTAACAGCATCACGACAGCGCAGGATCAACGTGTACATACCGGACTCGCTGATGATATTTGCCTCACCCTGACGCCCTAAGTTGAACTTAGACCGTTCATCATCATCCAGTGATTTCAGTGACATAGATGGGTTACTCAGCTTCAGAGCCTTGCAAAGGTCATCAGCAACAAACCAGGGATCACCCTCTTTCATTACCACGCGAATATCATTGCTGCCGAATTTAAAGATGGTGAAATCGTGATCCTTCTTTGCTAAACTTTTCATGTCGATATTTCCTTCTTGGGATTTGTTCGATACCGAAGCCCTGACTGTTAGCGCAGCCGGGGCTTCAACGTTTTTATGCTTGAGCATTTTTTTCACCTGCCAACCCGTACACCTTTCTAAGCTGATAAATCAGCTCGGTATTGAACTGCCGACACTCGTCACCACCGTTCTTCTCGATTGCTTTACGCACATCTTCAGGGAAGCGAACCTTCCTCTGATACATGTTTTTTGCCTTTTCCATATTTATCTCCATTAAATGCCTCACCGTGGGGCAACTAAAGTGTCACACCGTGCGTCATTGATGTCAACCCCACCGTGGGGCATACTTTACAAATTGTGAATTTTGAAGATTAAGAAAACGATATGAGCAGAGAAGATCCTCAGTTAAGAATTAGACTTCCAGTTGAATTAAAAGAAAAAATTGAAGGTTCTGCAAAATCCAACAATCGCTCAATGAACGCCGAAATAGTGTTGCGACTTGATGAAAGCTTTGTAAATGAAATTAAAGAAGACGAGGTTATTTCTGCGCAAGACGCTATACATATCGTAAGCAAAGCCAAAGATGAGTTAGCTGGAATAATTTTCAAAAGAACATTCTCGGAGATAAACAAAAAGATAAGGATGGGGCACACCACTTTTCACATTGATCTCTATGACCTCGATCTTGAGGGGCTCAGTGATGAAGACTTTGATTTAGTTTTTGAAAATACCTTCGCGCGCTTGAAAGAGTTAGGTTATGAAATCTGGGAAAAAACATGGGATGTCACAGGATTTAGTGTGGAAATTCCAAATAAAAAGCCCACCTGAGTGGGCTATTTCGCTTTAGCCAAGCGTCGCGCCTTGCGGGCAAGGTAATCATCTGTAACGGCTTCGTATTCTTCTTTTGTGAAGCCTTTCTGGTCAGGATACTTAGCCGCCAGAAGCTGTGTGAACTCGGTCATGGTGAGTTGCTCGGCCTCTTCACGGCTCATGCCGAAGTGATTGCGCGCGGCGCTGATGTATTCGAAGGCGTTGAACTCTGATGTTGACTCGTTGCTTTCGTGACGCTGAAGCCGACGCACCTTAGCCTTTCCGATGATGCCGTGCGTGATCAACGACTGAGCGATTGCCAGCATATCAAACTCATCCATCGTGCCGCGGCGCATTTTGAACGCCTTCCCTGATGCTTTGGCTGGTCGAATCTCCCCGGTTAACGGCGTCACGTCCCGGTCGCAGCACGCCGCCAGCACCGTCATGGCTGCCATCATCGCCTTGCGCCCGTAGCTTGTCGATTTGATGTGCTGGATAAGCCAGACAGGGATAAGTCCGTACGCCTCCAGCGCCGACTGCAACACACCAGACACTTCATCGTGGTGCAGGTCATAGAACGCCTGAACAATCTCCCTGGGCTCGCCGATGCGGGTCATGTTGATAAACGACGGGCGGAAGAAGTATTCATCGTCTCCGGCGGTGATAAGGCATTCACCAATCTCTTTCAGTGGGGTCATGGGTAATTCCGTTTAGCGATTATTATCAAGGGCAGCCTCAGCCACCCTTTGTAATAACCGTTAGCTGACGGTAACGGTGTGGGTAGCGACAAAGTTACCATCTTCGGTGTTGATGACGATCTGCGCCGAGCCAGCCGCGACGCGGGTCACCGTAACAGTATTGCCTGATGCGGTGGCAGTAGCTTTTGTCGGATCGGTTGAAGCAACGCTGAAGTCTTTGTTGGTTGCGCCAGTCGGGGTAATGTTCACCGTAAAGGTGCTGGTACCGCCTGCCGCGCCGGTGTTGGTAGCTGGAGTTACTGTAACCCCGGTCACCGCCACTGCCGTCACTTCGTTGACTTCGATGGTGCTGGCGTCACCAACTTTGAACTCAGTAGAGAACGTGACGATATCGTTACTTCCTCCATCGGAACTTAGTGCCGAAATGTTCATATAACCCACAAACTCTATTGGGCCATAACCCATTCGGATCCAAACCCCAGGCTGGCGCTTAGCCTTAAGCTCGGTAGCAAAATAACTAATAAACTTACCGATGCCATACTGGTCGAGCTTATCTTTTTTTCTAACCTCGCCTTCAAAGCTAATCGTGAAATCACTGTTTGTGATGATGGTTTCCACAAACCCTGCACCATCATCTGCATCTGAAGTTACCGAATTCGGGCTGAAATCGAAGCCCTTCGATGTTCCTGCTGCCAGAGCCTTCCATTCCGACTCTAGCGGTTTTACGTCCGGGCACCCATCGGCGATCTCGAGCACGACGGCTGCACCAAATAGCCGCTCATTGGAGTTACTGCAATTAGCCATCTTTGACCTCTTTTAGCCATAAAAAAAGGCCGCCAGATGGCGACCTTGGTTAATGATGTTTGGTCTTATCGACCGTGGTTTTCATGATATCCGAAGCGTTTTTCAGCCTCTTTCCTTACGGAAATAGCCTCTTCGATCGTGTCATATGTTCCCAGCCAAATTCGTTTCCCATCGCCCTGGATAAAGCAGCGGAATCGGCCATTATCTTTCCTTTGAAAGACGCCCATCTGTCCGCTTTTATTGTTAACCCTCAGCTTCTGATTTCTGGAATTTTCGCCAGGGGTAGACAGGACCAGGTTAGAAATTCTGTTATCTGTTTTCACACCATTAGAATGGTCGATAACTCCGTCGGGATACTCTCCGTAATAAACAGCCCATGCAATTCGATGTGCAAAATGAGGCTTTCCACACAATGTTATCCATAGATATCCCCTCGCCATAACTGATCCGGCCGCTTTTCCTGCAAAGCGCTTATTAAATCCGCCGTCGGCGCGGGAGGAATGAGAGAAATGATGTTCGGGTCGACTCTTCCACGTAAGTACGCCTGTCTCAGGTTCGTAACTGAAACATTCACGCAGGTATTCAACCGGTAGCTCTTTGTCTTTAGCTATTTCCATAATAAACCTCACAGTAGGTTTCACAGATGAAGGTGCGCGGCAACAGAGTCTGTGTTCTCTGCTTTCGACTGGCCGGTCTAGCCGCGCAATGAAATTATATCACTCTCCAAAATTGCATGAAAACTGAAGCCGGAAGATGATCCTCCCCTCTTCAGAGAGCATCGGAGGAGGAACTCCCCCCATGTTCTGGATGAAGCCCACGCAGTCATCAGCCATGGGCCTGGCCTGTATGTAGTCAACAATTCGCTGGACTGCATTCAGTGCGTCTTTGCGCTTGTCCTTCGCACCGATCACATCAACCTGGACGTAATACTCAGCGCCCAGGTCGTAGCGAATTGGCGCGCCGCCGCTGGGTCTGAATACCATCACGGACTCAGTCAGATCTTCCGGGTCGTCGTAAAGCAGCTGCTGAACGGTGAAACCTGCGGTCAGCCCGGCATCAACAAACATATTGCGCACCCGCTCATGCATCATGGGTGTCATAGTTCCATCTCCCGCCGGATTGCAGAGAACATCGCCGCCTCATTGTCACGGGCAGGCCAGTAGAGGAATTTGGGATTCCCGTTCGGCCCCCAGATAACCCCGCGCGACCCTGGTGCTTCACCAGCGCGAACCGGGCGGTCGGTTTGGGTGTTAAGGTATTTCCCTGGCGCGTCATGGACGTAAACCGCATAGTTTGCTGAGTAGCCCACCCTGCCGGTAATACGAGTTCCGTTGAAATTCACATCGCGGAACTGGCTGTTAACGAGCGTGGAGGTGTCGCGAGGGACCTCTTTTGCCGAGGCCGCGCCGAGAATATACAGGGCGGAATAGATTGCCCTGACGGTTTTCTTGTTCTGGATGTTATCCAGTATCCGGTTCATGTTTCGAACCGTCTGGTTAACCCCTTTCACTTTCACGCCCATGGCTATACTCCGGTGATAATGGCGAAATCGTCCGCCACCCGCTCAAACGTGTCGGCGTAGCGGATAACCTGCCGCACCTCGTCGGCTCCAACCGCCACCGGGTCTGGATTATAAGACTCCCCTATAAGGAGGTAATCTCCAGACCCGGCACCTGCAAATTCAGTCCACACGGTGTTTTTCACGACTATTTCTGCACCCAGGCTACCGATACGCTTCGACAGACCGCCTTCGTAATCGCAGAAGATGATTTCCGGAGCAGCGTAACCCAGCGGATCACCGTACTCATCTTTACCGGGCATCTTTCGCCAGATGGTGGCTTTTGCGGTATAGGACCAGTTAGCAACTGAACTCAAGGCTATGTCCTCCACTCAACGACGACCGCACCAGTTGCGCTTATTGACGGACAATTGATGACCCACTCGCCAACTGAGTTAACGTAACCAGTGGTTTCTCTGCCGCTATCCGTCTTGACCCAGACCCTTGTGAAAATGCTGGGCTTCAGCTCAGATGCGCTAACCCATTCCATTAGCACCCTCCAACCACATCGAAGAACCCTACACTATTACCAGCACTGATGGGCAGTTCACCAGTACAGCCGTTGGTATCGAGTCGGGATAAGGTGTTACGCAGCCATGTCACGCCATCGTCGCCATACTCAAATGAACGTGAAGCACCAGAAGGTGCTGACTGAGATTTAATACGGCGCGCGCCGGATGAAGTAGCCATCAGAGCCGCAGCGTAAATCAGAATAAGTTGTGCGGTGCACTCGTCATATCCGGCACCTTCAAGGCACGGAATGATTTTGTTAACAACGCAGAGGATCGGATTAAGCAAAGCGTCAGGGATGGCATACCCCAATTCGGAGAGGAAGCCTTTCAAATCGTCAGCCGTAACTGGGGTAGCCATGGTTATTTCCCTTTCTTGTGCAAATCAGCCAACGCAGCTTCTGCATCATCAGCGCGTTTCTTTTCTGCTGCCATCGCGTCGGCGTGAGCCTTGTCTTTATCTTTACCATCGGCGATTAGTCTCTGGTTCTGCTCCAGCGCGTCGGCGAGTTGCTTTTGCAGGCCAGACAAATCAGCTGACGGCGCGGAAGGTGTGGCCACTTCGAAGGTAAGCTTCTCGCCCTTCTTCTTGTCAGTTTCCTTCGCTTTGCCAGACGCCTTCCAGCGCTCAGCCGTCGCATCATCAACTTCAACTACTGCACCAACCTCAAGTTTGCGGAGGTTGGCACCAGCGAAGACGTTACCTGCTGTGATTTCTACCAGTGCCATCAGTTTCTCCTTAGCTGCTCGCGAAGAGCACGCCGTGTTTTAGGTTGATATCTTGCTTAACCATGAGGCCAGCCGCCCCCCAGGTGCGCCAGACGTAGTCGCTGTTGTAAAACTGTCGCGGGTCCGCAACGGTCCCCACTGCCTGCCCAACTACTGGAGCAATGACGCCAGCCGCCAGCGGAACAACCAGCACCTGATTACCGGTTAACTCAGCATCTTCTTTCACTGCGGCAATACCAGACAGCTTGAGAATTTCTTCCAGTACAGTGCGGGTCTTGTTCTGAATGTCGTAGTACTGCTCCCAGTTAGACATGATGTCACTGGAGACGTACCAGGTCTGTTGTCCGTATTGGTTGTTCTGTAGTTTCAGAACGTCACGCAGCGCGATAGCACCATTGCGCATCGCATCAGGGTTGGCGCCGGTTGCAAAGTTGATGTTCAGGCCGGAAGCACCTAAATCTACCAGACCAACACGGTCATCAGCCTTAAGCCCTTTCCAGGTCTTGCCGTCGAAGGTTACGAAGTTGCCTTCTGGGTCGCGGAAGCCGTTGAACATGTAATCCACGATTTTGCGGCGTACATCATTAACCGATCCGCTTTGTGCATCAGACAAGGACGACAGAGCAGAGCCTTTATTGAAGATCGGGTCACGCCAGTGGAACTTGAAGCCAGAATCGTGCACCGGCACCATCGTGCCATCGAAGGTATACGCGCGAGCATCCAGCGCCGCACCAATTTGGCCGGACATGGAGGTGTGAGCCCATCCACGCCCACCAGTGCGCGCATATTCATACACGGAATCTTCCAGGCGAACAGAGCGTGACAGCGGCATCAGGTCGTTGAGCAGAGTGAATTCGGTGTTCGGCTCGAACTGCGCCAGAACAGTCTGATCATACGCACGGTACATGCGGCGGATATCATCAACCGCATTTACTGCATCGAGGTGACCATTCTCACCAAATCGCGCTCTGGCAATGAAATCTGCTACTGCCTGAGCACTCATGTTGCGCGCCATTTCCAGCTCACGGAACTGTGCCTGGTTTACTTCAAGGTTACCGGTGCGTTCACCGATAGAGCGAGAGAATACAAGCATTCAGATGCTCCTTACTTAATAACGACGCGCAGCAGATCGCCTGCGGCAACGGTGTACGCAGTGTCTTCTTCGACAAATGCGCGGATGGACTCGCCAGTGGCGTGGGCTTTCACCTGACCGTTAGCGACCGACAGAGGCTGACCTTTTTTGTAGGTGCCAGCAGCTGCACGAACGTTCAGGAAAAGCCCCGGTGTAGGGTGAATGCCTACAACCAGCTCATTTACCGGAATAGAATCGTCAACCGTCTGGCAACGCAGATAGTCGAAATCTGCGACGTAGAGAATCGCCTCTTCGTTACCATCTACCGACGCAGTAAACTTACCCGCCGAGAAGAAGCCGATCGTTCCTGGCTTAGTTGCTGCCGCTGCCGCGCCCTCACGATTGAGCAGCGGATTAGGGAATACACCACCCGCGTGGATTACATGCTTTCCATCTTTAGCCATTATTTACTCCGGCATTTCGCTGACAGATTGATTGGTAGCCGTATGGCGAAACGCACCATTCAGGCCGGTTGAGGTGTGGCATTGTGCGTATAGGCCATCAAGGGCCGCGCCATCGAGAGCGTTAACTGCCAGATCGTCCAAGCCAAACTTCGCTTTCACCGCAGCACGCTTATCGCCTTTCTCTTTGTCGGCGTTCACAGCAAGACCGCTTTCGATGGCGTTGAGCTTGTCGGCAAACGGCGCGAACCAGGCTGGCGCCTGCTCGCTGTTGGTGGTCTGCTCTTTATCCTTCTTGTCATCCGCCTCTTTTTTCTCACGAGCGGCCTTTTCTTCAGGCGTCTCCTGCTTGCCATCGGCGTTTTCCGCCAACATCTGGTTATACGCGTCCATCAGTTCAGCATCGGTTTTGCCGTCAACCGATTTGCCCTTCGCCTTCAGCGCATTAACGATGAGTTCTTTCATCGGGTCTGTTTCCTTCTGAGTTGAGTCGCTGTTGGCGCTGAAAAACGCCTTTAGCTGGTTGAGAAATGTTTTGAATGTGTGGTCTTGCAGATCTGGAACGCCGGATTCCTCAAGGTTGACTACTTCTATTTCAACCTCATCCCCTTCGGCATTAACGAAGATGCCTACGCCTTCCTCTGGCGTGCCAGCGCCGGGTTCATCGAGCAGTACAGCCACATGGTCAAACATCATGTTGGTGGCGATCTCGTTGTACTTTTTGCCCTTCGACTCGCCGTTTGCCGCGATACCGGAATAGAGCAGCCCGGTTGAGATATGGATCGGCTCGGAGTTGGTACCGGCGGCCATCTCATCCAGGCGATTTACCAGCCGCTTACCCTTCTCACTGGATTCTGCGTACTGCCGGTCAACATACATGTCACCGCTAACCTTGCCGTCTTTGTGGTTGACGTTCTGGAGCCATGCACCGACGTGATAGCTGTTCACCGCCCGGACATCGCGCGCCGATACGTGCTTGCCGTCCACTTTTGGATGGCCCAGCGGCATCGGGTTACGCTCAAGCGTGTTGTAGGCTTTTTCGATTTCTGCTGCCGGGTACAACTTCCGGTTCATCACGATATCGTCCACGACAGGCGTGATGCCGCGAACCACGATATGTGGCTTGCCGTCGATGGTTTCAGTTGTGATGTTTGAAGCGGAGTTGACGACGGTCAGCACGTTAACGCGGTTGCGTTTCATGCTGGGTCCTCATTGGTGGATTTCAGGCAATAAAAAACCCGCCGAAGCGGGTTTTTTAATAGTTATTACAGGTCATTCTCGACAAGTTCTTCATAAGCTTCATCAATTGCTTCCGAATCGCTCATGATGAGGTCAGTAAGCCGCTTGGAACTCAGCTTGGCCCAACTTCCAGTTGTGGCCATTATCATGAAGCATAACTCATCTTCATGATTCTCAATCAACATCCATCCGAGTTCGGTTAACTCATATTCAACCTCTGCAATGAAGGCCGGTCGTATGGTTTTGCGTCCCGAGATATTCCTGAGAGTATTTTTTGATATTTTATAGCGCGTTACAGGCTTTTGTTTTTCGTTTTCGTATAACTTTGCATTCAACACCAATAACTTAGCAGTTTGCAGCGCTTTGTGACGTACCTTAGCCATATCAGTTTCCTTAGCATTTGTAAGTTGGGATAAAGCCATTCGGTTGGCTCAGTAACAATGTATTATCTGTAACATTAAAAGTCAAATGCATAGTTAAAATGAGTATATGTCACCGAAAAAGCCGCAAATAACAACTAGGCAATCGCTATACAATTCTGGTCATACCATTGATTTCGCTCCTTAGCTAACTTATCCGCCAGCCCTTCATTGAAGATTCTGCCGTCGTCGTTGAGCAACACTGGTATCTGACTGCAATAACAGTTGTACCGGTTGCCATTCTCTGCGTAGAAGTCCCGCACTTCTTCGGTGGTGTAGACTTTGCCGTGTCGGCTGGCGTGCCAGGAGCGCGTTGTAGGCTTGAGCGCTGAAAGCCACATCAGCCCAGTATTCAGCCCCAGCCGATCAGCAGCCCAGTCCGTTTCGCTCCACTGAGCCAGCCGCAGCGCTCCGACCTGCTCAGTTTGCGCTATGTTCTTCGCCTTAGCCATGGACACATCAAGACGCTTGCTTACGACTCTGGCGGTTTCTTGCGGATTAACGCCTCGCCCGATAGAGTCGGCAATGACGTTAGCTAGGTCGGCACGAGCAGTGTCGCTGATGCCTTTCCATTCGCTGTAGGTTGAGACGTAAGCGGCTGCAATATGGTTCTGATAGGCCGGGCTCGACAGCAGTTGAGGTAGTGTCGTTTGGCTTGCGTAAGCCGGTGACTGCACGGACAGGTTGGTGAAAGCGTTAAGCGTGCCGCGCTCATACTCTGCGGCGACGTAACCAAGCGCCCAAAGGTTCTGGCTCCCGCCATCAAGCAGAGAGCCATCCAGTATCGCCTGCACAATCTGGAAGAGGTCAGCCAGTTGCGCCGCCGTCATGTCATAGATGTACGTGCCGGCATTCACCTGGTAAAGAGAGGGTTCGGCACCCTCGTTGGTGCACAACATCCATGAATTTTCACCATTGGCCTCGCGTTGCCGTCCGGTCAGGCGCTGATCGAATACCTCTTTGAGCTGGCGCTTGATGGTGAGATACCGCTCTTCGATATCTCTGAACATCCTGCTAACCTGCCGGGAGGATTGTGTCGGGTCAGCCTTGTTGCGCGGTACGATCGGCGTTCCGATTCTCGTCTGCTGGGTTGAGAGGATCATCGGTAATCACCTTCTGGTCAGGGTTGGGAGTTTTAACCTCTTTGCGAGGTTCAAGCTCACCCACGGCGCGGATTTCATTTTCGTCTACCGCAGGCGTACCGAATGCCTGCTGAGTGTCTTTAGCCACAGTTGCCATCGCCTGCATATTGGCAACCTTCTCTTTCTCGCTCGGTGCTAGTAGATCGGACCATGCCAGCGATACTTCGCCGGATGATGGCTGGTCGATAACGCCAAGCGTCCAGAAGCGCTCAAGGATGGTTTCGATTACCGAGGACATAAAGCCCCAGCGCCGACCATTGCAGCGTTTCGCCCAGTCCGTCTTATCCTCATCTGAAGCGAGACGCCCGGTTTGCTGACCAAACAGAATGGTGAACGGACACTGGATTGATGCGGCGAACTCGTTGGCGGTGACTTCCCATGTTGGTTTTGGATCAGCGGCTGCAACAGAAAGAACCGATGGCGTACCAGCCTGCATGACAAGTGCCGCATCGGTACCGCGGTTCATCTTCGCGACTTTATCGTTTAATGCATCGCCCAAATCCTTGAAACCAGCGTCAGTGGCTGCACGCTTTAGTGCATCCATATTGGTTTCTTTATCGAAGGCAATACCAAGCTGGCGGCTGGCGTTCTTCAGGAAGCCCTCGGCGCTGCCGCCGGATACTTTCTCAAGGTCAAGAAGCTTGTTATAGCCAGCACGCAGAAAAGGCACGCCGGAAAGCATGTTTTCATCTTCTGCGCCTTCGCAAAGAACAATGATACGATCGGGATGAACTGTAACGCCGCGTACTGGCCCATAAGTGCCATCATCGCCAACCGGCTGCTCGTTGAAATTGTAAGAAACTGGCTGCCCGTATGTTTCAGAAAGCGTGTCAGTGTCGAAATTACCCGGCTTGATTTGAGACTCCCACGCAGGGATAAGCTTCACGATAGACTTATCTTTCAGCCTGGCAACGACGTTCTTGTCTACTGGCTGACTCCACTCCCTGCCGTCCCGGAACTGGATTAGCAGCGCAGAGTAACGGCCGACAAGATTTCGCCGATCGGCATCTTTAATCTTCGCCCAATGCTTCTTCAGCAGCTTCGTTACCGCCTTTTCCCATTCCGTAGTCTCCTCAGCTTCTTTCTCTTCCTCACCATCAATGATGGTCGGATTGTCCATCCAGCAGGATTCGAGAAGCTTATGCACGGCGGCATACGCCACAGCATTCCGTTCATAGGCTCGGTAGTAGCGGTCGAACTCAAGATTATTTGGATAGCCGAATTCATCCCACAGCTTCGTGCGTTTGGTATTCCCCGCCTGGCCTGCGTACAGCATTCGCTGCCGCCCTATCGCATCAGCAAGGGCGTTAACGAGGAATGAAACCTCGCCTTGTTGTTCACTCACTGATGAACTCCTTAGAAGAATACTGCGCCGACCTGCTTGCGGTTGTTCTTCGCTACAGCAAAGTAACGGAAGCCGTCAGCGCCGTGAGAGGTGAAATCGTGAAGAGGTTTATCTTTCCAGCAGCCGCGCTTGTCATCCCACTCCTTGCGATAACCTTCGAGGTGAGAGATGCCTTCGGCGCACTTCTCTTCATCGAACACGCATGAGGGTAGAATCTCACGCACCGACTCGATGCCGGTGTCGACGCCAGCCTTCGGCACAACATTGAAGGTCATTGAGTACATCTGTCCGTCAATCTCGTAACCCTCTTGCGCCAGCTCTTTGCGTGACTTCGCGTCTGCGCCGAACTCGCGGTTTTCGATATCGTGTGGGCCCCAGTGCTCGCCGTACTCATAGCCGCGGTCTTTCAGCACCTTCATGTAATGCCGGAGACCTTCACCAGAGTTTTCGTAGTAGTCGATAACGTGGAATTCAGTACCGACCTCACGAATGAACCAGATCGCCGTTGAGTCGCCCACGCCGATATCCCAGAACGTATGAACCGGGAGGTGTGAGTTATCCGGGATTTGGCCAATCCGCTTGTTGGTGTAGAGCCAGCGGAATTGCTTGGCGTAATACGCGCCCTCGACCGACTGCTGAAACGCCTCTGCAGGAATGGTTGGGTACTCACGCTTCATGTCATCGCCGAGCGTTTTCTCTTTGGCGTGATACCAAGCTTTCTGCCGTTCGTTAACGACGACCCCGTGCTTCGCCTCCATTTCAGCGAAGTAATCAACCATGCGCTGCGGTAGCGGCTCTACCGGGTCGATGGCGTACTGAGGATTTTTCCACCAGGAGAAGAAGAAGAACTTCCAGTCCAGCGATGATAAGGGCTTTCCCTGCAGCAACGCCTTTTCTGCTGTCTGGCAATAATCGAAGAAGTAACCCGCCCGGCCCTCTGCTGTGCTCTCAATTGTGGCAAAACAGCCTGTCGATACCGCCTCAAACGCACCAGTGACGATCTCACGGGCTTTATCCGGATACTTGGCACATATCTTTCCGAACTCTGAAACGTGCAGGTAGCGCAGCGTACCACCACGGAAAGAGGTGCTGACGTACAGTGATCCGCCCTTCTTGAATACGAGTTCACCGGAAGAGTCATTGCTGGCTGGGTTGGCCGCTTTTATCTCTGCTGGCAGCTTGTCGTACGCATATTTTACCTTTTCGCGGAACAGGCGCTTGGCGTCATTCAGCGTGTGAGCAATCAGAGCGCACTTGGCAGACTCGAACAGCGCTGCGTCGAGCTGAATGATGCACACCTCAGTGGTAAAGCCAAGCTGACGAGCTTTAAGGATGATGTTACGGGTATGGATCCCCTCGAAGTATTCCCGCTGCTCAGGCGTCATCCTGAAGCGCGTGGGCTTTCCCTCTTTGTCGGTGATCCAGTAAAGGTTATTGAGTCGCCAGTCCTTATCTCTCAGCAGCTTGAGGTGCTCAGGTTTCATTAAGCCCCCTGAGACAGTGAATCCATCAGGTTAGACAGGTCATCGACCGTCTTATTGGCTTCCTCAGAGTCGAGGTTATACGCCTTGCGCTCTGCGTTAATCACTTTGATTTGAGCATCGACACCGGCAGTGATTGAACGGGACATGGATGCGTGATTGTCTTCCGTTATTTCTGCATCTTCGAGGAAGTCGCGGAGCTTATTGGTGATGCCACGCCATGCCGCCAGACCCTCACGATGAGCCATAATTACTGCGGCGGCTTCATCGGATGCCTGGTCAATAATCTGCGCGTCAGTAACCAGTGGTTCCCGGTTACCATCTTTGGTAACTGATTTGGTAACCTTGGCCTTAGTCGCTGTTCTTACCTTGTCGGTTAGGTCGCGTTGCCAGCCTTCTTTATTGGCTCTCTTGAGAATAGTGGCGTGACTAACGCCGTGTCTTTCGCCTATTGCGCGGATAGACAATGAGCCAGCCCGGTAAGCCGACTCAATGGCCTCCCAGTCCGGTTTTGCCATGGTTCTTTTCCTGTGGTTAAAGCCATTATCAAGCCCACCCGAGGATGAGCTTTGGAATGGCTACCTTGATTTTGCTTCCGCTCGTTTACGGCGACGCTCTTCTTTCTTCTCAGCGTTTGCCATGTCCATAAATGCCTGCATGATCGCATTACGCATCATATAGCTGACAAAGTGATGATTAACACAGCCGTTGAGGCGTAGCTGCTCGCCAAACTGATCCACCGAAGCCAGCGCATCCATCATGCCTTTCTCGCCTTTCATGAACTCTGAGAAGTCGCGCCCCGCTCTGGAGGCGCATTCGATTATTCTGTTGCTCATAATTAGGCTGCCGCATATAGCATTTTCATCTGCCCTTTGACATGAAACGCCGCCATACAGCGGGATTCGAAATCGCGGTAGTCAGCACATCCATTTGCGATACTGGTTACGGCGATAATTTGATGCTCTACCAGCTTCAGCGCTTCAGGCTTCAGGTGCTGATGAATCTTTTCGCCTTTTGCAAGGCGTGATTTCACTTCCTGATAAACATCCTCTGGTAGTACTGGTCCGTATACCCATTTGGCGCTAATCATCCCGAACAATGCAGGTCGGCGGTTTGGCCTGTGACGTGGAAGCCCGGACATTTTGAATAATGCCGCATAGAATGGATCGCTAAATCGCTTTTCCCACGGCACTGATTCATCCAGCAGGAACATCGCTGTAATGCGTGAATCGGTAGTTGAGAAAGAACCACCACGGACAATCGCATCAATCTGCTCGTCACACCAAATTTCGAAGTCAACTGAAAGCCAGCGGGCAAACCTGATTGCAAGCTTTGGATGAATCCATGTACCACCTTGCGGGCCAGTCTTTGTTGCAACAAGTCGAGTTGCCTTAACAAACCTCAGCACTTTTGCTCGTGATGCAGCAGTTGATGTATCTAACTTCCTGATTTCATTAATTTCTGTCAGAAACCCGGAATTTCCGAATAGCTTTTTAGACAGAGCGGACATATATTCAAGCACATCTATCTGTCGAAGCCATGATGTTGTTTCTTTCCCGAATTTTGCGGCAACATCAGTAGCATTGATCCAGCCTTCATCATTAAAGCGAATCTTCAGCCCGTCATAATTCAAAGGAATAATGTTGGTCATCGTATTTACCTTTCTGTGGTATGAGCCTGCTCGCGTAGACATGGACGGCCAAGAGCGGAACGATGAAATCCACCGCCCTGTCTCAGACTCACACTACGGAAAGCTCTTGTGAAAATACGCACGCGAGTGCGCTGGTTTGGAGCAATACAAAAGCCCCGCATTTCAGCGAGGCTCATTTAATGGACTTTGTACTTTGCAAAGTGCGGTCAAAACTTTTTTATTTCAGACACTGCGTGTTGATGTAGTCCTGCAGATACTTCAGAGCTTTTTGATCTCGGATGATTCCGGCGCGGATACTGAGAACGTTTATTTCACTTCAACCCAGGCTTCTTTTCTTATGATTCGTGAAATCAAAACTTGTGACACTCCATGTTTTTTCGCTAACTCAGCATGCGACATGGATTTACAGGAAAGGATGTCAACAACCTGCTTACTGGTTAGTTTTGAATTTGGATGCCGTTCGCCATTAAGCGCTTTCCTCAATCCTGATCGGTAAGCATGTGCGTTATTTTGCGATCTGCTTACCCATTCAAGATTAGATGCACGATTGTCGCTCTTAATGCCATTTACGTGATTTACTTCGGCATATGATTGGAGGTTATCCAAAAATGCAGAAGCCACTAACCTATGGACAAACTGGTAATTTTTTTCACCATCAAGATAAAGGCATACTTTTAAATATCCATCTCTATCTTTTCCAGGCTTCAACCAACGACCTTTAACCAGCCTACCTGAGCGATTTACTCTTGAGTGTGAATAAACCCTCCCGTCATCGGTAACTGCATACTGGCCTTCGTAGCCAGAAATATCTTTTGATGTTTCGCTTAGCATTAAGCTACTCCCTAAAGACGAGTTATTTTCACTTTAAACATTGATTACGTACGTAATCCTGCAATCCTGTCAGTTGCTTTGTGACGGTTTCGATTCGCTCTCTGAGGGTGAAATAATCCCGCTCAGCGGCGTCAGTAAGTCGGGGGCCGGTTGCATCATCCATGCCGGTGGCGCTGGTCGCTCCGTTCGCGGGACATCTGGCGGAGATTTGCAGCCGCTTACGGCCAGCAGCAACATCACGCTCAAGCTGGTTAATATTTTCCTGGGCATCAGCAAGCTCCTTTGTGTATTTAGCGTCGAGTGCTGCGACGTCACGCTGACGAGTTTGCATATCGGCTATGGTGGCGTTCGCGAGATCTAAGCTTTCAGTGGCCTTATCGCGCTGCTCTTTGTAGGTGACGGCATTATCACGATAGTGATTAACCGCCCAGCCAAGACCGATAATCAGACAGACGATGACAGCGCCAAAAATTGCGATTACACGGTTCATCAGAACACCCCCGGCGCAGATGGTGGCGTTCCGGGATTCAGTGGGCCAAAACCACTGTCAGATTTCTGAGGCTTCTCGCCCCACAGGCAGACTTCTCGCTCCACATCACGCCGGTTCATCAGCCCTTTCCACTTCTTACCACCAGCGTATACCCAGCGCCGTAACTCATCGCATGCGCCGGTGTAGTCACGGGCATTAAGCTTTTTCAGCAGGGTTGAGTTGATGGCGGCGCTGGCACCAACGTTGTAAGCGAAAGAGTAGATAGCGGCGCGCTGGGTTTCAGTGGCTGGCACTTTGATATGCGGGTCAACCTGCCGGGCGATGCGGGCCATGTCGGAACGGGTTAGTGCGTCACACTCCCGGTCGGTGTAGCGCTTGCCGGGAATAATGTCTTTCCCTGTATGCCCGTCGCAGACGGTGGGAACGCCAACCACATCGTAGTATGGAACATGCTCGCGCCCTTCCAGCCCGTCTTTCCCGGACACCATAGCTGTCGCAATAACAATTGCCCCGCCACCTCCGGCGATAGCTCCAATGATCCGGTTTCGAAGTGTGGAAGACATAGCCATGTTATTTATCCTGCGGCTGCATTACCGCGTCGATGTCCTGAACGATTTTAGCCGCTTCCGGGATGCTGTTAACGTCCCCACGGGCATATGCGGTTTTGAGGATGTCGGTACGCTTGCGCTCTTCCTCAATCACTGCAAGGTTTCGCCTGTTATTGGATCGATACGTCAACCACGTAAAAAGCGCGGTCACCACCGCACCCAGGGCGAACAGCACATCCTGTAATGTCAGCATGGTCAGAAACCCTGTTATGGCGCTCCAGAAATACGACCAAAAGCCGTTGCTTGTATTCATACGGTACATGCTCGTCACCTCGCTGTTTGTGCGGGTGCTGTGAGTAGTCGAAGGTTCAGGCCACGGACACTCAGATAAGGGTTCGATGGGGGTTGATTGTCCGGGCCTGAAAATAAAAAACCCCGGCATTAGCCAGGATAAGAGGATGTTCTTTTTCGAGTTGCTTTTATGAGCCGAATGCGGGAGTTATTCGGCTCATTTTTTGATGAGAATGTGTGGTGTTGCTGGGCGGCGATGACGCCTGTACGCATTTGGTGATCCGGTTCTGCTTCCGGCATTCGCTTAATTCACCACAACGGAAAGAGCACTGCATGACGTTTGCACGGACTTACCTTCCTTTCAGGCAGTCTCGGCGGTTCTCAATGCTCTTACCTGTTATGGGCTCCGTTTCGTGGAGCTGACGGCAGGTGATCAGGCTGCACCTGACGGGTACTTATTTTCAGCGTTAATGCTCGCGCCCGTGAATAAGCCTACTCATGAGAAAACTTATTCCCGGAAACGAAAAAGCCCCACGGAGACCGCAGGGCTTGTTTGTTTGGCTGCTCAGTTCGCTTTTGCTCCGAGCATAGAATGAATCTACTACTCCCGTTTCGCAAAAGCAATATTTTGTAGAAATATTTTTTCACTCAGGCGGCAATCAGAGGAATCTCTTTCTCTAATTCACGCTTCATAGCATGGAACATTTCTGCATCCAGCACCGATTCGCACCATGTTACCCTGCGCCTGCACTGCTGAATATCTGCGCCGGTTGCGGTGCTTATCGCTCTGGCAATGTGTTGCGTGCAATTGCGCTCGCAATATCGCTTAATGGCTACATCGCGCACCGGGCTTTCGCGGTGAAATGTTTTAACCATCACCCGCTCAACAAAAGCAGCGTCATCTGATTCTTTGGCGAGAGCAATGACGTTGCTTAATGATGATTGAGGTATCACGATTTCACGCGCTTTCTTGTATAAAGCTTCACCCCTGAATGCCCCACCCTCTTCACTGTAAAGCCAATGGACAACATCTTCGATTTGCCGTCCCTTGTCTTCACTCCACTGGCTGCGGATCATCAGACGTCCAATAACATTGACTGCGCCAGGTGGTGAGTCGTCACCACGGTTAACCCTCCCCCATACCGTCAGCATGTAATGTACCCATGCCTTCTGGTTCCTGGTGATAGTGCGTTTTGGGTGCTTCCAGACACGCCGAAAATGAGCGTCATCAACGAAGTTGACCATCGAAAAGACAGCTGTTAATCGCATACCGTTCCCCCTTCTTTTTGCTGTGCCTTTCTGCGCTCTATGTTGCGGATCAGTCGCTGTGCGGTGTCATCTCCCGGATTGCGCCGGTTGAGGAATACGCCTGCGCGGTTAACGCATTCACGCTCATAGCGGTTGATTTGGTCGCGTGTCATTGGATGCTCCTGCTGTGCTGCCAGTCACGAATGAAGGCGATGGCAATTAAGGCGACATAGCCGACCTGATAAGCCAGTGGGGTGCTCACAATTCACCTCCCTATTTATTGAGCTCGAGCCGGTTTACGATTTCGCGTCTCAGCTCTTCCAGGCGTTTACGGGCATCGTCATTAGATCCGAGGGCGGCATCTATTGTCCTGAGCATCTCCCGGTCTTTGTGGCGCTGATGTGCTGAGTTGATGGCTGTTACTGACATGAATAGCCTCCTGACAAAGACTTGATGAACCGGTATTTGCACATCACGTAATTACCCTTGCGGATAGCTCTGAGCGATTTAACCCGCATCTTGTGCCGGTGGTTCTGGATGGGTAGCCAGACAAAGAGAAACGCCGCCCAGACGCCAAAAGCGATGTAGAATTCGATGTTCATGCAACCTCCATGACTTCTGTGATCAACGGTAATCGCTCGCTAACTTCAGTAACTACCAGCACAAGCATTCCGCCTTTAATCGCCTGACAGCGCTTTATGCGCATATCGTCTATCTGACCGTCATCCAGCCAGAAACCCGCACTGGTGAGTGCGTCAAAAACGGCTTTGGGCAGATTGTCCAAATCACGTTTGCGGTTATCGGGAGGTGCTGCGTGGATGGTGATTCTGATGCGAGGGGTTATTTTGATGTCTAGCTGATGCTGTTGAATTATCTGAATTACTTCTTGTCGGTATCGTTTTCCCCAGTCGCTGATGTAGTGAATGCCTCTTGAGTGTCGCCAGTACCGGTTATTGCTTGGCGGCCATGGCAACTTTATCCGGTATTCGTTCATGTGCGTATAAGCCCCTCCTTGAGCCAGATAACCTGAGTCCTAGCCATCCCCTCAAGGGCGCACTCTTTGGCGTACTCAGCATCGACTACGCGTGTTCTGCGGTCGATTTCGTCATGACAAGCCGAACATGCAATAGTTGCTATCAGGTCTGGCGGCTTAATGCCCACACCACATATGCCTGCAAGCCTGATGTGTGCCAGCACAGAGGTTTCAGCGTTGTGATTGCAGATACCAGGAATTCGTACCTGGCATTCCCGGCCTCGCGCCGCTTTTTTCAGGTCACTCATCTTCCTCGTCCTCATCAAACATGGTGGTGTTGGGGTCCGGATAAAGGTTTATGGCGCACTGGTCGCAAACATAGGTTTCAACCATCGCGAGTTTCGTTCCGCAATGCAGGCAGTATCCGGCGCGACAATTACTTTCGGCCTGATACTGGCGGATGGATTCAGGAGAGAGCATTTTTGGCCTCCAGTTCCAGAACTAATCGCTCCAGATACCAGCGGGCTTTTTTCACATCTTCCAGCCCATTCTTTTTCTCGTAGCGCCAAAGATATTTGATCACGTTAGCGACACACACAGACTGAATACCATGCTTGTTAATGGTGGCGGCAGATATGGCGTCTATGCATTCAATGCCAGCCTGTGTGTAATGATCGGGATGATTTACATTGTCAGTCATGTCTTTTCCTTGCACGCATACGGTCCCATTTCACTTGGGTGAGATGAGCGGTATACGGGAATGATTTAATGTCGGATGAGTTTGGTTCTGGCTTGCGTTTAGTGCGGGTGGTGACGCGGAAAATCATATTGTCTATCGCGATTTGGGTAACGCTTCGTCGTCGTGTCATATCACCTCAGAAAAAGGCGTATAGCTGATTCAGCACGTTCTGGTCGGTAGTACGACCGAAGACATGCTTTATCGCTGCGTTAATCATGGCGTTGTAACAGCGCTCGAATTCATCGGCTTCCATGCTGGCGTAAGACAGGCTCTTTGCTTCTGTCCTCACTTCACCGTTCAACCTCACCGTCTGCTCGTAGAATCCTGCCAGTATCGTCAGGTCTTTGCGGAATCTGTCGAATTGCGTGGCTTCGTCCATATGCTCTAACCCGGCACGATTAGCGCACCAGTGCTGGAAACAGAAGTTGAAGAAGGCGAACATCTTGCGGTGAAAAGCGGGCTGTCTGGTTAACTTGAATTCGGCTGTGTACATCTCGCCGTTTTTGAACTTGGTCAGGCGGGGTAAATCATGCTCAAACGCCGGGGCGAATACTCCACCTGCCGTCTTTATCATCTCGATTTGCATCGCTCAACTCCTGATACGGTGCAGGGCATGGCATATACGCGATTACATCAGGCATATCAAAGTGAAATGCATTGCCGATAATTTTGATGTTCATGTTGATTTTTGCCGTTGACACCTTCCCGCCCTTGAGAGTAACCAGCCATTCCCCTGGCGGGATATCATTTGCGCTTCTAACTGGAATCCAAATCATCACCTGTCCCCTTTTACTGTAAGACCAGCGGCGCGGATGCTTTCGACGACCTCTTTCTTATCCAGCAACTCACACAAATTCCAGGCGCATAACTCAGGCAACTCAATCTCGATAGCTGCGCGGCTTGCCTGCCATGACGCCCACTGATTTGTGAAAAGCATTGAGCGCTCTACCGGTGGCATTGATATCTGGTCGTAGCGTGAATGAAACCACGCCTCAAACTGTTTCCGTGACTCTTCCATATTCCCCTCCACATGCCAGCAGGCTGGCTGCTATTTGATTTCTTCACCATCAACCCACTTTTGCAGGGTTTCGATGAGCTGGCGAGCTTGTTCCTTATCGATTTGAATCCATTCTCCAAACTGCTTCAAATCTGCGTTTCTGTCTGCTTTTACTGTCAGTCCATTGCACTCATGAGTTTCTTCAATAATCACTCGGCCACCTCCATCAGCTCATCGCCATCAATGTCGTAGGCATCGTGATAGCATTCGAAACATAAATCCTCTATGCCATCACCGCTATGCACATCAGCAGGTGGCATTGCTTTTCCGCAGACGTCGCACTTGATTGCCTCGCTCATTGTTGGCTCTCCATCAGCTCATCGGGAATGTCTACCTCATCGCCAAGCTTTGCAGATATCGATTCCGTGCAGGCTTTCCATGCAGACCACATGTATGAATAAACCTGGATGGAGTAACCACCGCTTAGAGTGCGTTGTTTTTTCAAGTATCCCCAAGGCAATGCACATGACTCCTCAACCCAATATTCAAACTCTTCGCGGCTATTACCGCTAAGCTCTGATGTTTTTACTTTCACGATTTATCCTCAAATAAAAAGGCCACTGTGTAAGTGGCCCTGTCAGTGGGTGGTCGGCGTAGATGTCCAGCAGGATTCATCGTCCCGCTCTTTCCATCGCAACCAGACAATTTCATAAAAAAACGGGATGAAGGCTGAGAAGAACTTTGACCACTGCTCATCCCTGAAGCCTGTCGCCTCGTCAACCATGCGCTCAATCGGATGGGTGCGTGATGGGGGTCGGCTTACTTCGTAGATTCGCTCGAACTGTGCGATTAGCTCTTCTTCATCCAGACATTTCTCCAGAACGGCCATGAAGCGGGGGTTTAACAAATGCGCCTTCGCCTCATTTGAGAGATCAGCTTTCATCAAAACCCCCTTATGTGAGATTCAAGCCTAAGCGCGTTATCCGCGGCCATTCGTCGGGCGCTGTCGATTCTCATCTGGTCCTCGGGGTTCTCTCCCGACACAAGAGTTAATTCGGCACAAATTCGGTAGAGATAATTTTTAGCTCTCTCCATGGCTTCTTTGTCGCCCTTCTTAGCATTCGTAGTCATCGTGATACTCCATGGTTTCATTTCGTGAAAACGCGTATGGATCAAGTCCGGAGTGGGCGTTGCTGAAGAAATATGTTTTCTCAGCTCCCGGGGCATGCCGTGACTTGGTACAGATGATTTCTGTCACGCCTTTAAGCTCAGTCTGCGGGTTATATTTCTCATCGCGGTAGACCATGAAAATTACATCCGCCTCCTGCTCAATGACGCCAGATTCACGCAGGTCAGAGTTAACGGGTCGTTTGTTGGACCTTTCTTCGACCTTTCGGCTTAGCTGTGAAAGAGCGATAACCGGGCAGCGTAATTCCTTTGCCAGATTCTTCAGGCCTGTTGCTATTTCACCAACTGACTGGTTCATGTTTTCCGGGTTCGTCATTTTCATCTTCTGGATGTAGTCGATGACAATAACGCCAAGCCCGCCGAGCTTTTTATGCATCCTCCGGGCTTCGGAGCGGATCTGGTGAACGCTTAGTGATGTTTTGTCGTTGATGTGAATCGGGGCGCGGGTAAATTCTTCGAGGCACCGGCCTACTTTCGCCCATTCCAGATCCTGATTCTTCCCGTTCTCACCAAGTAGACCTTCCTTGCTAACGCCTGCACGGTGAAAAGCGATGCGCTGAGATATTTGCTCAATTGGCATTTCCAGGCTGAAGAAAAGCACCGGCTTTTTGCTCTTCAGAGCCACCGTTTCTGTGGCGGTCGTGCTGAACATGGTTTTACCCATGCCAGGTCTTCCACCAACGACGATGAAGTCAGTGTTATTGAATCCGCCGAACGCTCTGTCGATGTCGGTCATGCCAAGCTGGGTCCTGTGTTTCCACATGTCACCATTCAGAATGGACTCAACCTCTTCAATGGCTATTTCAATCCCGTCCAGGATATGGCGGGTTCCCGCATCCCTGAACACTTCGACCTCACCAATACTGGCCTGAATACTGCCGATGATGTCCTGTACGCTCTCCGTGGTTGGCTCAGTGAGCTTCTGAATGCCTTCCTGAAGCATCTGAACCATATTTCGCCCTGAGGTTAATTCCTTCAACTTCTGGACGTATGTGGGAAGGTTTCGCAGTGACGGAATGTCTTTGGTAGTTTCAGCCAGGTAACCAAATCCGCCGACCTTATCCAGCTCCCCCCTCGCCTCGATGTCAGAGGTCACGGTCAGAAGGTCTACAGGTGAACCAATTGAATTAAGTCGCTTCAGGGTCGCCAGTACGACTTTGTGCCCGTATACAGTAAAGTCGTTTTCATTGAGCCCTTCGATGGCGTCCAGTGCCGCATCAGAGAACTCATCCCGGGCCAACATGATCGTTCCAAGCACGTTACGCTCGATGTATAAATCAACAAATCTGCTCATGCAGGCACTCCTTTTCGCTGCCTGTGTTCGTTGATGGCCTGCTCATAGACAGCCCCCCAGTTTTTCGGATTCAGAATCCAGTCCAGAGTTAACCAGGCTTCACCCTGTTTGTTGGCGAAAAGGGTGGATTTGCCGATCAGGTCAAATGCCATGCTCATGTGTTTCAGCTCACGCCAGTTACCCTGGGTGGTCCTGCCGTTCCATACCGCCTCAAGGTCACGGTAGGCCGGTCGGCGTCGATTCCATTCATGCAGGGAAACAGCCTTCGCAGGGAACTTGCTATTCCAGATTTTTATTATTTCTTCGTGGGGGCATGCTTCCGGATTACTTCCCTGCCCGTCCGCCCAAATCAGGGCGTCTGACAGGTATCCGTCAAAGCGAGTCATGCGGCACAGGTTCTCAGGCTTGAAGCTGTGCCCCCAGTTCATATGAGCCCAGCGGATAACCAGCTTGAGTTCTTCGGAGGTATAGCACTGGTCTTTGCTCTTCACGGTGGTAAGCGCTTTTTCAAAAGGCGCCAGGGAAGCGCAGCGACTTCCCGTTATCTCGTTGAAGTAATCCATCACATCCTGAGCGAGCGATTTTTCCCCCTGGGGGGTAAGGGGGGTTTTATTATTCTTATTAACTACATTCTTATTCTGTTCGACGGGTGGTTCGACGGATGGTTCGACGCCTACCAGTCTTAAACCCGCGCCGTTACTGGGTTTAGGCTCGACGGATGGTTCGACGATAGGTTCGACGCCTGAAACGCCCTGATATTCACAGTAATTTGTGATCGTTATCACGGTTCCAAAAGGCGTCCCTTTGGTGTTAATCATTCCTTCCCGGGAGAAGAAATTGAACATCCTTTCTACTGACTTAGCGCTTTTTTCGTTACCTTCCTGATCGCGTAATTTCCGGGCCATTATCGAGGTCGTTGTTACGAGTTGACCAGCCTCAAGAAACCACTCACGACCAGCGAATTCAACCATACCGGGCTTAAATCTCGCCTGGCTGAGCAACCTCACCCACAGGGCAAGCTTCGCTGTATCTGTTGCCCATGGTGCATCCAGAGCGCTTCTGAACAGAGCGAAGTGGCCAGACTTTCTGTTGTCCACGCATGAGCTCCTGGAGGGCATTCCCTCCGTTCTGCTGACTAACTTAACGACGCCCATTTTTCCCCCTGACCTTTGCCAGTGCTAATCTGAATTCACCAATAAAACGAGCGGCAAACGCCCGGTTATTAGCGGCTGCTACCACCAACCCATCAGGGGAATCAGGGTGCCGAATCTCTTCATTTTCCTGGTGCTTTCTGCTCTTTCGCATTAAAATATCTCCTGTTGATTGTGTTGGCGTAACACAGTGTTATCAGGCCTCAAACGTTGGCGCGTTTGGGGCTTTTTCTTTGGTCAGGATTGATGCAACCTGACGGGCGAGATGTGCCAGCTCGTCATCGACAACACCCCACTCCAGAACGGCCAGAAGCATCGAGAACTTGGGTATCCAGTCCCGTTTCCACCGGCTAATCTGCGCTTTATCCACACCTACAGCTGCGGCTGTTTTCTCAGTGCCGAGTAATGCGATTTTGTTGAGTAATGCGCTCTCAATGCGGAGCGCCTCATTGCGTTTGTTTGCGTGTTCCATTTCGTAGTATTTCCATTAGTGAATAGTTAATGAGCGCACACCCATAACGGGTGACGCATAGATTTGTAGTCTTTTGGATTACTGCCCTTTTTCAGGGCGGGGATGTGTAAAGAGCGGTGTTACTTAAGCGGCTTGACTATCGCGGCGATTACTTGGGAATGGCTTCAGCTCTTCTGCTGACACCGTTCCATCTTCGTGAACGATTACCGTGATATCTCGCTGCGAATTAATGGCTTTGAAAATTGCACTTTGATAAACGCCAAGGTCACTTGCTGCCTTGGTCTGACCAAAACGGTCGGCATAATCTTTAAGCTTTAGACGTTGCGTCATAGCTGACCTCCTTATGTACAAACTGATTATCACCGCAAGAGGTAAATTAGTCAACACATGCGGTGTTAGTCATTTATTCCGTGCGGTGATAAATTTTGCAGATGAGCACAAAAAAGAAACCGTTATCTGCTGAGCAGATGGAGGACGCACTGCGCCTTAAGTCCATCTATGAAAGCAAAAAAAATGAACTGGGTTTATCTCAGGAATCAGTGGCTGACGCCTTAGGTGTTAGTCAGTCTGCCATTGCATCAATATTAAACGGCGTGAACGCGCTTAACGCCGGTAACGCGGCAGCGCTTGCGAAGATACTCCGTGTTGGGGTTGAGGATTTCAGCCCATCAATTGCAGCTGAAATTGCAGAGATGTATTCATCCCTAGGCAAGAATCAGAAACTAAACCCGAGATATGAATACCCCCTGTTTACTTCTGTTCCGGCTGGCGCGTTCTCAGAAGTTGGCACGTTTACAGAAAGTGATGCTAGGGCGTGGGTTGCGACGACTAAGAAAGCCAGCAAAGACGCGTTCTGGCTTGAGGTCAAAGGTCACTCCATGACCGCACCGCAGGGAATGCGGCCCAGCTTCCCGGAAGGAATGCTTATCCTGGTAGACCCGGCTGAAGAGGTGGACGCAGGAGATTTCTGCGTAGCTGGCGTGTTTGGCGATTCCGAGGTCACATTCAAGAAATATACCTGGGATGACGGCAAGCACTGGCTGGAACCGCTGAACCCAAGTCCGCGCTATGAGAGCATTCCGTGCAATGAGAATTGCCGCATCATCGGCAAGGTGGTTAAGGCGCAGTGGCCTGAGGATATCTTTGAGTAGTTAGTAGAGGATTCAACTATCCAATTCGTGACGATGCATAAAATTCATCGTAAAGATCCTATCCGTTCTGCCGATTTTGTGGATATATAGTAGTTAATAAGTTGGATGTAGCCTTACATGGATGGTCAACACTTTTTAAACAAATAGTGCCGCGCTGTTCAAGTAATAGCCTATTCCTATTGTAAAACGTGTTGATCAGTCCTATATAAGGAGTATAGTAAGTGACCCAGTTGCAAGAAGCCCAGAACCTTAACAAGGTTATTTTCGATGGGTTGTATTCTCGTATTTTGCATGTTGTAGCTCGTGCGTTATCACAAACGAAACTTTTCGCCTTTGATATTGAGTATCTTCAAGGTGAAAACCCTAGCTACAAAGAACGTGCGGATCTCCTGTCTGATGTACATAGCGACATGCAGAAAGTTGCAGAGGTGCTAGAGTTTGAATATCAGGCTGATGTAATTGGTGAATATATTGTATTGATGCATGAAATGGCTGATGCCATTGACGCCGGCGATGAAGAAAAGCTACAGGCAGCCATCCGAGCGCTCGATAAAAAGCCATTTATCTGCATGTGAATTTATGTGTTACAAGCAAAACCGATGAGATGAGGGGGTAGTGATGACATCACTAATGGTTAAGCGTTATTTTGATAGAATCAATGAGAAGCTAACCAAGGCTGAGAAATTGACTGATTTGATTGATAAAAATCTGTCAAAGTCAGTTAAAAAAGCAGCATAAAAATAACCCGGCCACCGCGCCGGGTTTTTTATTGCCTGTTAGTCAATCGCAGCACTTCCCTTTCGCACTATCTCCGCTGCATCCCTGTTAACACCTTTCCCAATCACGTTACCCGTCTCTTTTCGGTACTGCTCCAGCTTTTCAACGACAGCTTCCTGAGTTATCGGCTGATTGGCGAGCGATAGCTCCATAATCGCCCGACCCATAGCTGTAACCATCATGTTCACGCGATCCTCGTCCAGATTCATAGCCTATCCTCGCTCAGATATTGACCATCACAAGCTATCACAAGTGGATTGATAAGGCATTTACAAAAATAAATAGCCTTATAAATCAGCACCATCAAAACCGCGCGTAATATTTTATCTCCTGCGGTGTTGACTATAAAACCACTTGCGGTGATACTCATCCCATCAGCAGGACGCACTAATCACCAGGACGGTGATGCTCATTAACAGATGGCCCTGAAAAAGGGCAAATACACCGAAGCAGACAGCTTCTGGATGATGTGAATTGCAGCCGCCAGACGGTAACCGCGAGGATAAGCGACGCGGCGCATCATCCAAAAGCTAACTGACAGGAGGATGTATGAACGCACAAGAACGCCGCCGTGAACGACGCGCAGCTAAACAGGCAGACTGGAAATCAGCTAACCCCCTGTTAGTTGGCATCAGCGCCAAGCCGGACACCCGCAAGATTCTCTCGCTGACTCGCAAGCCGAAATCACGCGTAGAAAGCGCTGTGACCCCGATTGATTTGACGGTACTGGCTGAGTATCGGGAAGAGATGGAAAGACGCGCAGAAGCAGTTGAGCGCAAGAATCGCCGCACCTATTACCGTGACGCTAACCCGTTCGGAAATAAGATTCACGCGGTGCAGAAGATGAAGTTATCCAGCAAGCCACTTATTTGAGGTGAGATATGGCAATCACCCGAACAACAAACGATGCAGTTGGATGGGGTATTGATGCCAGTGAAAATAAGGTTCTGTTTTGCAATCGATGCCGCGCAGTGCTCTACAAAACGCAGAGCAATTCGAAAATAATCCAGGCAAAACGAGTCTTCAGCAAGAAGCATCAATGCATACAGGTCGCTTAGGCGGCCTTTTTTATTAGCCAATTACAGCGAGGTAAGGGAATGACCCAATATGCAATTTTCGAACTGTCGATGCCTAACCGTGGCTCATGGAATGGCGGCTGGTCTGGCGCTATGGATAAGTATTTGAAGCACAGACAGCTTCCTGCGAAGGGGAATCCAAACGTGAAAGACGGCGCTAACCACTATTTCAACTTTGGTGATGGCTGGGGTGCAAATGTCAGCGTCCGGATTGTCGAGGGAGTGAAAGCAAAGAATCAGGCAATCAAAGGCAGCAAGGGATTTTGCGGTTACGACTGGATGATAGACAGCATCCTGAAGCACGGAAAGATTATCGCCGAATAAGCGCCTATAGCTGATTTACGAGTCAGCTATGTGAGCAATATCGCTCGTAACCAAACAGGAGCGAAGACCTGTCTGGTTAGATAGAGAAATCATCCCTTGATGTTTATTTGCCCGGCTTAATGTCGGGCATTTTTTTAGCTGCATCTGAGTAATGGTTAATCAGCCATTAGCCACATGCAAACAATCCCGAACAAGCGGGTAACTACAGAGGGTAAGGGTATGGAATTTAAGATTGGCGATATTGTGACCTGGACAAGTCAGGCTGCGGGAAGTTGGAAAACAAAAACAGGAACGGTGACCCACGTATATAAACGCGATGGTGTCGCCAAGCAATACGCTGTTAGCGTACCACCAAAAGAAGGGTCAAAGGCCAAGCCTAAGATGTACTACCCGAGAGCGTCCGCGCTCAAGAAATCTCAGTAACCCGCTCCGGCGGGTTTTTTCATACCTCAGTCGCTTCGCCGAGGCGGCTTAGTTATGCAATCACACAATCAACAGGAGCATACCCATGCAAGCACTAGCAATTGCAGGGGCGGCATCGGTTCGCCCTTTCGACCCAATTTTATCTATTCAGCATTCACGCAAACATATTTTAACTGGCGCTGACTTTAAACAACCCCGCCTTAAAAGCTGGCTTGAGCGCCTTGTTGAATTCCTGAATCAAAAGGCAATGCAGCCATGAATACGCCTGTTAAAGACTGGTCAGACGATGCGTTTATTCGTCTGATGAAAGACCTTGACGCACCAGAGAAATTACCCGAGCCAGAAAAGGAGGAATCATGATCCCCGTAACTCCAGCAAGAACGCCGGAGCTTAGCCGGCTAAAGCGGAAATACCATGTCATCGAGGCTCTTTACTGGCGCAAGGATGGCAATAAAAAAATGAAGCGCCACTGTCTGGATATGGCCCGCATTGAGCGTATTAATAAGTGCGATTTCCTTGGCGATGAAATGCCATTCTGAGGTGAAAAATGGAAGGGAAACAAACTCTACCTAGAAAATCGAAATCACTGGAGGACAGGCTTCTTGCTGGATTTAAAAAAGTTGGAGAGTGCTGGGTTTGGAATAAATCGGTGGCATCCAGTGGATATGGACAGATCAGATTGAACTACAAAAACCTAAGGGCCAACAGGGCATCCTATATGGTCTTTAAGGGAGAAATACCGGACGGAATGGTTGTCAGGCATACATGTGACAACAAGTTATGTATTAATCCGGACCATCTTATCTTAGGTAGTTGTAAAGACAACTCGCAGGACATGGTTGAAAGGAACAGACAAGCAAAAGGTACGCGAAATGGACGCTGCAAGCTTTCAGAAACCAAAGTGCAAGAAATTAAGGACTCGACACTCTCATGTGGGCAATTAGCTAAAAAGTTTGGAATCAGTAGGGGTCATGCCCATCGAATTAAAAGTGGTCTCGCGTGGGCATTCATAAAATGAGGATATTGCTGTGAGCAAAGAATTCTACGCCAAATTAGCCGATATTCAGGCGCACCTCAACGCACCAAAGAATCAGTACAACAATTTCGGAAAATATAAGTACCGAAGCTGTGAGGACATTCTTGAAGGCGTGAAGCCCCTGCTGAATGGTCTTTTTCTCTCAATCACTGATGAGGTTGTGCTGATTGGTGACAGATATTATGTCAAAGCCACGGCAACAATTACTGATGGCGTAAACAGCCACTCAGCAAGCGCTATGGCAAGAGAAGAAGAAAGCAAGAAGGGAATGGACTCAGCTCAGGTTACTGGAGCTACAAGCTCTTACGCTCGCAAATACTGCCTGAATGGATTATTCGGCATTGATGACGCTAAAGACGCTGATACTGATGAGCATAAACACCAACAGAATTCAGCCTCTCAGAAACAAGTTAAGCCATCCCCTACCCCCGATCAAATCCTCACTGCCTTCGCAGATGCGGCTTCCCGTAAAAACACGGTTGAGGAGCTTAAACAAGCTTTCGCTAAAGCATGGAAGATGCTGGAAGGAACAGAGGAGCAGCAAAAAGCACAGGACGTGTATCAGATTCGCAAAGATGAACTCGAAGGAGAAACAGCGTAATGGCAATTAATAATATCGTGGTAAGCGGGAATTTAGGCAAGGATGCCGTCCTGCGTGTCACACCAAACGGAAAGCATATTGCGACATTCTCGATCCCCGCGAAGTCAGGTTTCGGTGAAAACGCCAAAACGGTCTGGCTGCAATGCAAAATGTTTGGGGTGATGGCAGAGAGATTCACCGGGTTTCTGCATAAAGGTTCAAAGGTAACGGTTGTTGGCGAGTTCACCATCGAAGAGTGGGCCAGGGATAATGGCGAGAAGGTTCAGACTCCAACCATTCTTGTTCGGGATATCGACCTCCCACCTAAGCGAAGTGATAACGATAACAACCACCAACCTCAATACGACCCCGAAATCCCATTCTGATTTAACTCAATAAGGAATATTCAAATGGCATCACCTCTTCCCGGGGCGGATTACTTACGCCCGCCAGTTAAATGCGGCACCCGCGAAGAGGTGCTGGCCCGCATGAAAGAAATTATCGACGGATTCAGCAGTCAGCAGGAGTCAGAGAGCAGGGATGCCAGAATGGAGCGCCATGAACAGCGACGTTACGAGGCAGCTATATGGCTCATGAACCAGCAGGCAGCAACATTCCCACGATACGAAATAACTGGCCCTCGTCTCCCCTCACGCGTCAACGACCGTGTCTGGTACGGGCGATATGGTCACGTCCGGCAGGATTAAGGAGCACACCATGAATGAATATAAGTGTTGTCTATGCACGAAAGGTATTGATGGAAATTCTGCATATGAATATCGCGGGTTTATTTCCTGCGAAGAACATTTCGAACAGGTAATTGCAAAGGTCGACATTCGTCGCTCTGAAATTATTCAAAGAAACGACGCTGTTACAAAGCAGCTTTCTGGACTTGATATTGACCCTCGCAGCGTAATTGGTCGTGCAAACAGAGAATTATTAGCTCCAGCAATTGAAATTGCGTCACGTGAAACTCTGGCTGAACAGCAATACAGGTGCGGGGAGCTTTAATCATGAATGGTCAATATAACCCCGACATATCCCCAGGCGATTTAGTCATTCGTCGCAGATTTAAGCCTATGCCAGACAAATCGGAGTTACTCAAACGCCACAGTTTTCCCGGCCCGGATGATAACCGCTACATCAGCCTGATGATTAAAGGAGCGCGGAAATGACAGATAACAATAAGACCCTGGTAAGCGCCGGTCATGAACTGGCGTCTGAGTTAAAAGCCGACTGCGGCGCGGTAGACATGCGTAGCGTGGCTAATTTGCTGACCGAGCTTGCATCGGCGCTGGACGTGCAGATCGCGCGTAGTGATGCGCTGGCGGCTGAACAGGCTCGCTATTCAATGCCTGCCGGTGAGGCAGACCAACGCATGGCAGAGTCTCGCGCCGTTCGTCAGGCACTTGGGTTCGGGCAGGATGCTGATGACGTCGCACCGGTTGACCTGGTGGGGCGCATTAACGCGCTGGCGGCAGCACTCAAAGCGTCAGAAGCAAACGACGCTGACGCACGTTGTCATGTTGCTGAACTGGAAGAGAAGTGCGCGGCGCTGGCTGCGGAGAATGCGGCGTTGAAGGCGATATGTGAAGACCGCCGCACGTTCATCATGAACGGAGTCCAGTTGGGTTATATCCAGGTGCCGACTGTTGAAACAGACCCGGCACTGGAAACCATTCGTATTGCCGTATCGCCGCAGGAACCCACCCCCGCAACGGACGCATGGGTGAACGAACAGCGTGACGCAATTCTTGCCGCGACTTTCGAGGCAGCAAAACAGGAGGTAGAGCGCCGCTTTGGCAGAACATTCCAGGATTGTGCTTGGCTCGCAAGACGCAGCAGCGACACGCAGATGAAAGGTGCAGTGGAAATGGCCGAGTGGGTTGAATTGTACGCAGCACAGCTTCGCGGGAGCCAGGTATGATCCATTACCACGGCGGGCCAATAACCCCTGACACCTGCGCGCTAAAGGCGTGGCGAGCGAGGCATGCTTTCATCTCGTTCGCCCATGCCGGCCAGATAAATCTGGCATCTGAATACTGTCAGTCATTCGCATTGGACAACGGCGCATTCACAGCATGGAAAGCAGCTGGAAAAAACAAAATCGACTGGAGTGATTATTACGAGTTCGTCGCGAGATGGAAAAACCACCCTGGCTTTGACTTTGCGATCATTCCTGACGTCATCGACGGCGGCGAGGCCGAGAACGAGTCGCTACTGGATGAGTGGCCGCACGGCGCGTTTTTCGGCGTTCCGGTCTGGCACATGAACGAATCCGATGAGCGTTTTATCAGGCTCTGCAATGAATATCCGCGCGTAGCAATCGGTAGTTGCGGTGACTACGACGTTAAACGCCCAAACCTCGCCGTGGCGCGGATGAAAGACCTGATTCGCCACGTCACTGACGATCACGGCCAGCCGATTACTAAGCTGCACGGCTTGCGGATGCTTAATCCGCTAATTTTCACCAAACTGCCCCTCGCGAGCGCCGACAGTACGAACGTTGCCAGGAATATCGGCATCGACAAGGCCTGGTCAGGAGCATACGCGCCAGCAAGCAAAGAGACGCGCGCCGCGCTGATGGTTGAGCGGATCGAGTCACATAACAGCCCCGGCTCACTCGCGTACTGCGAGAAACGAGACCGGTTCGACTTTCAATTACAACTGGCGGTGTGAAATGACCATGACAGCAGAACAACTGGCGCAACTGCGCGAAGTGGCGGAACGGGCGGCATGGGGTAACTGGCAGACCTACAAGCCTCATAAAGGTGCTCGCGGCTACGAAGTAAAAAATGGCGTTGAGGCTGTGGCCCAACACTGCTTAAAACATGATGCGTGTTTCATTGCCTCTGCGAATCCAAAGACCGTATTGGCGCTGCTTGATGAACTGGAGCGGAAAGAGAAGGAAAAATCAGAGCTGAAATCGTATTACGAAGGCGTTATTGCTGATGGCAGTAAACGCATCGCAGAACTGGAAGCGAGACACACAAAACTACGCGATCGCATGGCGGCAATACACAACACAATCCGCCTTGATGGAGCCGGTACGTCGCTGTCAGGCCTGCTGTCCGCGTCAAAAAGAGCATGGGAAGAATCAGCGCCAAACGCTGGCATCAATTTAACGGTGGAGGGGTGAGGGATGACTGTATCACTCGTAGATAAACGTCGTAGTGGGCAACGAATTCCCGGACTCGGCATGTCAAATGGTACGTGGTTTGCGGTGCTGGATATTCCTGGAATGGAAAAACTTGTTGACCAGCAGCATACCAATGACCCGCTCAATGTGACGCCAGCCAAAGCGAAAAAGATGGCTGATATTGTTGAGACATGGAAACCACCTGAAGGATGGTCTGGCGACATGGCTGAAAAGATGCAGGCGTATATCGTCGAATTTCTCCGCAAATGCAACGGTTTCAGGAGTCACTAACCATGACAATCAACGAACGCGTATCAGACCTGATTGAAAAATTTACCTCTGACGATATGGCGGCGCTCCAGAGATTTGTCGAGTGCTGCGAAGACCCGGACGCGGGCGGACATGATGTTGAGAAAAGCACCATCACGAGACTATCTCAGTATGGTGCATTGCGTCAGGTTCGCCCTGGATACCATGAAGTTACAGAATTCGGGGAATTCATACTCAACGGCGGAATTGACGAGCTACAGCAGTACCGCGCCGCCGCTGAGCCGATGTATCAGGCTAAATTTTCGCTGGGTTGGCGCGACGTAACCAAAGAGCAGTATGACGACAACGCAGCACATGGAGCGCCGGTTCGCATCGTCTACGCAGCCCCGCAAGTTACTAGCGACGCGCTGATTCAGTTTGCTGAATTTATGGCGGCGGAAGCCATTAAATCTGGCGATTACCCGGATGGGTGGCAGTGTAAGGCATCGAATGCTGCTCATGACTATGCACAGGACTTCCGCGCAACCATGCTCAACGGGGGTAAATCATGAGCCACGCATTCGACAGTAAGGCGTTAGAGTTATCACGAAAGACTATGGGCTTGATGTATGGCCCGATGCCAGTTGGTGGGTCGTGCCAATTGCAGGCTCAAATCCAAAATATGTTTATTGAGGCCATGGAGTTTGCAGCGCCAGCAGTACAGGCAGGGCAGGAACCCATCTACCAACTGCGCGATGTGGACTGGTACGACACCGACAAGCGGACGTATGACACGGTTGTGAATACCGGTGGCGCTGGGCGCATTGTTTACGCAGCACCACAGTTACCGCAGCCAGCGGTGGTTCCTGATGCGATAGAAATTGATGATGACTTTGACAGCGCGTTTGAGCATGGAAAAGCAGTCGGCTGGAACGCCTGCCGCGCTGCAATGCTCAATGGGGGTAAATCATGAACATTATCGCCACTGACCCTAGAGACGATTTCGAAAAGGTTTTCCCGCTTCCAAAGCATGTCATCAGATGTGGTAACGGCTATGCCTGCACTGAATACAATGCATGGGGTGCCTATGAATTTATTCATAAATGGGAGGGCTGGAGAGCCGTCAAACTTGGTGACGGTAGCACCGCAGCGCCAGCAGTACAGGCAGAGCAGTTGTCCGGCAATGCCGAACAGGTAACCAAATGCTGGTGTCACACCTGCCGCCCGGTAACGATGACCGATATGCGATTCGTCGTGTGCCCTGAATGTGGAAACAAGCGCTGCCCTCACGCTAATGACCACAGGAACGCTTGCACCGGAAGTAATGAACCTGGACAGGAAGGCAGCGCATACCCCGACGCACCGAAGCAGGAGGCTGAATGATGCACACCGTAGAGTTGACTAACGCGGCGCTGGTATTTACCGACGCAGCAACCGGTCAGGGTTATCTTCGCGTTCTTAACGAGTGGGAAGCCAAACTGGTTTCTGCACAGCTTACAGCGCTGGATGAGGGTGAAATGAAAGCCATCCCTGTTCACCCGTTTGAGATTCGCAAGATGAAACCGGGCGGTGAGTGATGCCTGAATCAGCAACGAATACAGCCCGCTTCGGCGGGTTTCTTTTTGCCTGGAGATAACCAATGAGCGAAGTGATCCAGCTTGTGCCCAATAAGTGGGTATCTGAAGAAGTTCTGATGGCGATTACCGGTCTGACAAAGAACGCCATCAAATCAGCGCGGGAAAAATCATGGATGGAGGGGCGGGAGTACCGTCATTACTCCGGCGACTGCCAGCCAAAGGATAACTCCCCTATTCTCTACAACCGCCACGAAGTTGATAACTGGGTCGAGCGACAACGACCGGCGATCCCCCGCCAGAAATCTGCTTAAATACCCTTCCCCATTAACTGACGAGGAATCGTTATGAGCAAATACCCAACAGGGGTGGAGAACCACGGCGGAACACTCAGGCTGTGGTTCATCTATCAGGGTGTCAGGGTTAGGGAAAGCCTTGGCGTCCCGGACACACCTAAAAACAGGAAAATTGCAGGCGAACTAAGGACATCAATTTGTTATGCCATTAAGACAGGAGCATTTGACTACCCCGCAAGATTTCCGCAGTCGCCTAACCTGAAGCGATTTGGATTTACCAGGCCGGGCGTGACTCTTGGCGATCTGTCAAATCGCTGGCTTGAGCTGAAGCGTATGGAGATTACTCAAAACGCGCATGGTCGCTACTCCTCCTGCATTAATATTTGCACCGAGATACTTGGGCCCGACAGATCGGTTGGTAGTATCAGCCAGGAAGACATCCTGACTATCAGGAAGGAACTTCTTACTGGGTATCAGATCTGCGGTAAACACCAGAAAAACCGGTCAGCAAAACAGGGGCGGACTGTGAGAACAGTAAACGTCTATCTAGGTTGCCTGCACGGCATGTTTAAGTTTGCGGCCATGAACGGGTATATCGACAAATCACCATTTGATGGGGTTGATCCGTTACGTAAAAGTCGATCCGAACCGGACCCGTTAACCCGTGACGAATATTCTCGCCTACTTGATGGATGCCCTTCTGAACAGATCCGGAATTTGTGGGTGCTGGCCGTCAATACAGGAATGCGGCATGGGGAGATTTGCGCTCTGGCTTGGGAGGATATCGACCTCAAAAACTGGACGATAACCGTCAGCAGAAACATTGCCATTAAAGGGCATTTCACACCGCCTAAAACTGAATGCGGCAACCGGACAATCAATCTGACCGCTGCCGCAATACAGGCGCTGAAAAGCCAGATGGCTTACACAAGGATGGGAAAGCAGCACAGTATCGATGTACACCTGCGCGAGTTTGGCAGAACCCGGACAGATTTATGTACATTCGTTTTTGTGCCGCGACTTACTGCGAGGAACGGAAGAGGTGGAGACTGGTATGCGCCAGGCTCATTTGGTGCGACATGGAACGACATTCTTAAACGGGCAGGAATTCGACATCGCCGCGCTTATGAATCTAGACACACTTATGCGTGTTGGGCACTGAGCGCCGGAGCTAACCCAAACTTCATTGCTTCTCAAATGGGGCATACATCTGCTCAGATGGTTTACAACGTCTATGGCAAATGGATGACCGACAACAACACTAACCAGATGGAGATTTTAAACGCTAATTTTGGCGAAGATGTCCCACCAATGCCCCAGGCATTAAATCAGTAACAAGAAATCCCTTTCATTTCAATGCGTCACTCCGCCCAGTCAGGCTTGTTTAAAATATGCTCCTGCCAGTCACGGACCGTCGATTCCTTCACCGCGATATGGCGCACGGAAATGCGTTCGGCATGCATCGCCGCTTTAGATCCGGCGCGTAAGGGATGCCACACCGGCAGGTCTTTGCCTTCGGCAAGCAGGCGATAAGCGCAACTCGGCGGCAACCATTCAAATGTCGGCAGGTTTTCGCGGGTCAACTTGATACAGTCGGGTTCATACTCAAAGCGCCGTTCATAATTGCGGCACTGACAGGTTTTGATATTGAGCTGCTTGCAGGCGACGTTGGTGAAATAGATTTCGTCGGTATCTTCATCCATTAACTTATGCAGGCAGCACTGGCCGCAGCCGTCGCACAGCGATTCCCACTCCGCATCGCTCATTTCATCGAGAGTTTTTTGTTGCCAGAAAGGTGTGTCGCTCAT